GCCTGGTTGATGCTCTTTGGCTTTTTTATGTCACTATCAATGACATGCTGAATGAACATGCGCTCAAGTGCTGTAACGCTATCTATGATAAGCGTCTTATAGCTATGCTCCTCTTTCATGAGCGCGATTAGTTGCTCCCAGAGCTGTGCCTCATTTTCAAGCAAAGGGAGTGCGTCTGGGCGCATATCGCTCGGGATGGCCTGCAAGCCGTCCTCTGCGCGAATAACGATGGGTTTTGGGAATGCTGCTGCCAGGGTTGTTTTGCCAAGGCCGCTATCGCCGCAGATTGTGACGATTACCGGCCTGTCAGCGGGCTTTGCCGCTTGCTGAAGGATGCTCATTTTATTACCTCATTGGGTTAAGTGGGCACAGGAGCCTTGCCCGTCTTTTTCTCTCCACGGTTGCAACTATATCCACTGATGAAATACAATGTCAACACTTAATATCAACACTTAGCATCAACCATAGGCTGGAAACATGACGACAGAACAGGCAAAGGCGTATTACGGCGGGGTGCGCGAGCTTGCGCTTGCCCTTGGCATCTGGCCGCACAACATCAGCCGATGGGGGGAATATCCCCCTTTGGCGAGGCAATATGAGCTTGAGATTAAAACAGGGGGGGCATTAAAAGCAGAGGATGCGGGGGAACAAAAACAATGAATTTCGAGCATCTGGAGTTTGTGGAGGCAGGCTATAAGGTTTTTGGCCTGCACGGGGCTATCGATGGCAAATGCGCTTGCGGGAATCCACGCTGCGAGGCGCTATATAAACACCCAGTAGCGGCAAACTGGCAGCACACTCCGCACTGGTCGGAGGAGCAGCTCGATACCCTTACCGAACTCGGCCACTTCTCCACCGGGTACGGGGTGCTTGTAGATGGCCTGCTGGTGGTGGACGTGGATGCCAGAAATGGCGGGGTAGAGTCGTGGGCGTCCCTGGTGGAGGATGTGCCAGAAATCGCAGGAGCTGGCTTGATCGTCGCCACTGGCAGCGGAGGAGGCAGCAAGCACTTGTATTTCAGCCTGCCGGAACCTGTGCCGCTTGTGCAGACATTAAAAAAGTATCCAGGCATTGATTTTAAAAGCAGCGGTTTTGTTGTCGGGCCTGGCTCTATGCACAAAAGTGGCACACCCTACACGACACTGAGCGGCAGCGTGTACGACATTACGAGCGCACCAGAGGCGCTTATCAGTATGCTTAAAAAGCCAGACCGACACCGGGCGCAGATAGATGCCCAGTGGGTTGACGTATCAGATTCCGAGCTTGCTGATATGCTCGCGCATGTTGTCAACGATTCTGGCACTGACTATGAGACATGGATTCGTGTTGGCATGGCCCTGCATCATGCCACGGGCGGTACTGGTTTTGATATGTGGGTTGCATGGTCGCAGCGCAGCCCAAAACACTGCATAGATTCGATGGATTACAAATGGCAGAGCTTTGGCAAGAGCTCAAATCCTGTCACGCTTGGAACGCTAGTTCATTATGCACAGCAAGGCGGCTGGGTGCGCCCTGTGACGTTCATCCAAGAGTATGAGTCGCCGGTTTTAGAATCGTCGTTTTCAGGTATTGACACAACAGGGATAGACCTCCTGCGTCCTCCTGGGTTCGCTGGCGAGTTGGTGGAGTGGATTAACAGCCAGTCTATTTTCCCGCGTGAATATCTTGCTGTTGCTGCCGCGCTCATGACGATAAGCAACTGCGGCGGGATGCGGTATTCCGACCCGCTTGACCATAGTGCATTTAATCTTTTTTGCTTCGGGGTGGCGGATTCCTCCACCGGGAAAGAGGCCATCTTGCAAGCGCACAACGATCTGATTTTAGCAGCAGGAATAAGCCCTGCACTTGTCGGAGGCATCAAATCCGAACAGGAAATCTATCGGAACCTCATACGCCACCAGGCGGCGTATTATTGTATTGACGAGCTAGGCGAGCATCTTGCAAAGATCACCAACAGCAGCAAGCGTGGTGGTGCTGTGTATCTTGAGGGCGTCATCGGCGCGTTAATGTCAATTTATTCCAAATCCAATTCTTTCGTGGCCGTAACAGGTGACATGAAAGAGGAGATCAAGCAGTCACTGCTGGCAGAAGCCAAGCGGGTGCAGCGCACGATTGACGACGAGGGCGACAAAAGCGGGGCGCTCACAAAAAGGATGCAGAGGCTTGAGCGCCAGTTATCAACCGTTGACATGGGGATTGAATCCCCTTACCTGTCAATTTTCGGCCTGACCACCCCGGAGCGGTTTGACAAGCTCATGGATTATGACATGGCTGTGAACGGGTTTATGGGCCGGGCCTTGATTTTCCGTGAGCTGGAGGGCAATCCAAGAATCAAGCCACGGGCACAGCGTAATAAGCCACCTGTTCCAGACCGCATTAAATATTCTCTTATCAACCTGTACGCGCCGGGCTACACGATTGAGCCGGGCGCACGGGTTGAGCGGTACGGCGACAAAGTTCCTATCCAGACCACAGAAGATGCCGCTGCCGCACTCGATACCGTTGGCGAACTTTTTTGGGAGATGGCCGAGCGTCACAAAGATGAAACCGGCCTGCACCCGATCCCGCGCAGGGGATATGAGCTAACAGCGAAGGTGGCATCTGTGCTCGCTATGCCGTCAGGCTTACGGACGCTTGAGCACGTCCGCTGGGCATACGCACTGGTACGCAAGGATATAGAGGGGAAAATGAGGGTGGCGCATAGCAACAGTGCGCCACAGGCGCAGGACGCGCTAACCAGCAAAATCTTGTCGATGGTCAATGCCGAGCATGGGGAGACACTGCGATCTATCCAGCGGGGGTGCCGGGCATACAGGCCGGACGATGTTGCAGCAGCAATTGCAGGAATGGTTGATTCCGGTGCTGTTGTGCAGCGGGAGACTACCGGGAGAGGAAGGCCAACGACTAAATATTTTTTGTGTGCGTAGAGACTGCGGAAACGGAAAATCATTTTTTAATCTTGATTTTCCGTTTTTTCATTTTTTAAATCACGCTTGACGAATATCGTCCGTGAATGTAGATTAAATAAAACACCAACAAAAACAGCGATTTACGGTTATTATTGTCCAATATTGTCACAGGTTTTGGACAATAATAATCGGCGCAACTTCCTGAAATTCCTACCGTTTTTGATTTTCGTCCTTTTTGTCCATTTTGTCCTAGAGACAAGAAATAAATTCGCCTATGAAAAAGTAGTGTCTAGGACATAAATACAATAAATAAAATATATATAAAAAAACCTTATATATCAAACACTTAGATTAGATTATTTTTGTCCCTATATATTTTATATTCTTTCAATATATTGACAAATACAAATAATGTATTTTATGCTGTATTAAATTCCCAACAGATATGAGGTGTTTATTTTGGATAAATTTGTGATTGAGAAGGACATCCCCTTAGATTGCGTTATTACAAAAAAAGCAGGGAGACCAGCAAAGTACCCTTTTGCAGATATGGAAGTTGGAGATTCAATCCTTGCAGAAGGAGATACATGCAATACAGAAAAATGCAAAGCCTATAATGCAGCAAAGGAATACGGAAGGTTGCATGGGATAAAGTTTTCCGGCAGGGCGCAAGGCGATGGAACGGTAAGAATTTGGAGGGTTGCTTAAATTTTTATTTTTCTTTACTGCCGCCTATATTGCGCTATACTGAGCCTGTCGATTAAAAACAGGGCTGGAAGATGACAAAGCAACAGATTATCGAAAAATCCATAGCAGCTTATGGCCATAACTATAAATCCCCACTGGCTCGTGCCCTTGGCGTATCTGTATCAACAGTGCGCCGATGGTTTAACCAGACAGGGGTGAACCAGCGGGCAATGCTCGCAATTTTTAAAGCGTGTGAGGAGAAACTGGAAAATGATAACGATAAACCTGCGTAGCATAAAAGATCAAGACCCATGCAAAAGTGGGTGGAAGACGATTAAGAAGGCCAGAGGAGGTAAGCTGGCAGAAATGGACGCGCAATTCCCGCTGGCCAGCGTGCTGGACGCCAACGGCCTAAACGATACCCTTTGGTGCCTGCAATGCCTGCCCGAGCATAGCACCTTGTGGCGCAAGTACGCCGTGTGGTGCGCCCGGCAGGTGGAGAACTTGATGACCGACGAGCGCAGCAAGGCGGCGCTGGACGTGGCGTGGCGGCATAGTGAGGGAGAGGCGACCGACGAGGAGTTGGCCGCAGCAGAGGCCGCAGCATGGTACGCAGCACGGGCCGCAGCACGGGCCGCAGCAGCACTGGCCGCAGCACGGGCCGCAGCAGCACTGGCCGCAGCACTGGCCGCAGCACTGGACGCAGCAGCACTGGACGAAGCACTGGACGAAGCAGCAGCACGGGACGCAGCGCGGGAAAAGCAAGCAGCAAAACTTCGACAGATTCTAAACGCCGGGGCGTGGGTTGACGCCGATCCAGATGGGGAAGAAGCATGAGCGAGCGCAATGCAATGTGGGCAGTGCTGGCGATGGCACTGATAATCGGGCTGCTACTTGGTAGCAGCATATAGAGCATGACCGACCTGCCGGTAGCAGGCCCGCCCCATTAATCAATGGGTGAGCGGTGGGGCGGTGTTTTTAACACTTGGGGGAGTATATGACACCATCACAACAAGCGAAGAAGGCCGGACTAAAGACTGTCAACTTTGTGGGGAATCGAATAATGAGCAAAACAAAAGAAATTGACGTATACTTGCACGAAACAACGCAAGGCGTGAAAATAATCCTCGATCACGATGCTTCAAATGGCAGCGGATATGCTTTGATCGGAACAGGGAAAGCCGTAATATCCATGCTGGATGATACTGAAATTGCAAAAAGAAAGATTCTCGCTCTCAAAAAAGAGCGCAGCGTACTTTATGACGGATGCAAAGTAGGGCTTAAAAACATCGACCAAAGAATTAAGGCGATGGAAGATACCATAGAGGACTAGACTTTATGCCGCTGAAAAAAGGCTACAGCAAAAAGTCAGTGTCTGCTAACATCAAGACCGAGATGGCCTCTGGAAAGCCTCAGAAGCAAGCAGTAGCGATAGCTCTGAGCGTAGCCGAGAAGGCCAAGAAGAAAGCGAGGTTAAGTAGAAAATAAACACAAAAAGTGTTGCAATTAAGTAGGCAAGCGAGTTATTACTTATAATCCAAATACAAAAACGCAAATAAGTGAAAAATATGTCGATTAAAAATGTTTTTAAAGCAGTCTCTTCCGCAATCAAATCTGAGATGAAAAGGGATATTCCGAAGGCTGTCGAGAGGGCAAAAATCTATTCCTCGAAGTTGCAGGAGTCGCTTAATTTTATTTCAGACTTTAGCGCACAAGAGGTTAGCTGTGCCGAGGTTCTCAGAGATAGAAAGGCAAAAATGGAATCATCTGGGGAAGTCTGCATTTATGTGACTTTACCAAATGGGATTTCCTTCATTACAGATCGGGAAGGGCGGCTTTGCGGGTCATATATCCAAAATGTAATTATTGAGCCTACAGATACAGAGATTTCAGATCACTAAGGGGGGGATAAATGCCAGCAGGCAGACCTACAAGCTATAAGCCTGAATACTGCGATGCAGTAGTAAAGCACATGGCAGAGGGCGCAAGCCTTACCAGCTTTGCTGCTGAAATAGGCGTTGCTCGGTCAAGCATTAACGAGTGGATGGCAAACAACCCAGAATTTTCAGAATCCGTAAAAAGAGGAAAGGCCGCCTGCGCTGCTTGGTGGGAGAAAGTAGGCCGCACCCAGGCTGTTGAGGGCGGTGGCAATGCAACGCTTGTGATCTTTGGCCTTAAAAATATGGCTGGTGATGATTGGCGGGAGAAAACGCAGCAGGAAATCTCCGGCCCAGGCGGCGGCCCAATCAAAACAGAGTGGACAATCAAGGTAGTCGATGCCGGAAATGCAGCTACCTAAAGTCCTTTTGCCGCTGATACAGAAGCCCAAACGCTTCAAGATCATCATCGGCGGCAGG